TCAAGGTCTCCTACAGAAAAGAGTAATCTTGCTCAGAAGGTTCGAGATACTCTGGGAGTAACCTCTTGTACATATATCATCGGTCTGCGTGATCAGTACGATCAGTTCGGAAATGATTTATGTAATCCACTTAACGGCTACGTCGGAGAGACTGGTGATTTCGTGGGTCGTATGTATGCACTTCGGCAGTCTTTTAATAATCCCAAGTATAGTGTCTATCATGGTTTGGGTCGGTATCTTCGTAGGAATAATATCGGATTAGACCAATTATTCTGCCGAGTTATCCCGACAAAAACTAAGAACGAAGCACTGCATCTGGAACAGAAAATCCAGTTAGATTCTCGTGATAAATTTGGTATGAGGTTTGCATGGGAAGATGGCGCTAGTTCTGGTCGTGGTAGTGCTGTATATAAAGCACTAGACCTGATCGAATGTATTACTGATCCAACCGAGTTAGATACTCTGGTTGATTATATTAAGTCTCATAGGAAAACTATTAATGGTAAAAAAGTACGATCCAACGGAAGGACGTAAGTTCGATTCTGGTAAAACAGAATACGGTCTGCTCCCTCCACACATTCTTGAGGAGATTGCCAAGGTGATGACCTTCGGCGCTCAAAAGTATGAACGTGAGAATTGGCGATATGTTGATGATGGTAAACGTCGATACTTCGACGCCATGCAACGACATATTTGGGCATGGAAACGTGGTGAAGTCTACGATCCAGAATCAGGAATGCATCACCTTGCCCATGCTGGATGCTGTCTAATGTTTCTATCTGAGTTAGACATTCTTGAAAATAATGCTTGCAAAAGCGAATAGTCTGTGTTATAATAGACACATCAAAACGAAAAACCTCTCGGAGTTTAAATTATGCAATTATCTGACAACACTTTTAGTATCCTGAAAAACTTTTCTGGTATCAACCCCAACCTCGTTTTCAAACAAGGCAATCAACTTAAGACCATCTCTGTCGCCAAGAACATCCTTGCGACTGCGACTATCACAGAAACCATTCCTCAAGAGTTTGGTATCTACGATCTGAATGAGTTCTTGAGTGTTGTCGGTATGTTTGATACACCTAACCTTGACTTCGTTAACGCTTCTGCGATGAAGGTTCGTGATCCATCTGGTACACAATCAATCAACTACTTCTTCAGTGACGTATCAAATCTCACTGCACCTAGTAAAGATATTACAATGCCTCAGTGCGAGATTGAGTTTGATCTGACCGACGCTCAACTAAATACCCTTCGCAAGGCTGCATCTACATTGGGTGTATCTGATGTAGTAGTCACTAAGAATGATGCTGGTGACATCTCTATCAAGGTAACTGACACAAAGAATCCTACGTCTAACTCCTTTGAGTTGGAACTCGGTACTGCGGCTAATGCTGTAGTCAATGCATCTGACTTTCAGATGGTGTTCACTATCGGTAACTTCAAGTTTACCTCTGGTGACTATCGTGTTGAACTCAGTTCTAAACTGATATCACACTTTAAAAACAAGACAACTCCAATTGAATATTGGGTCGCTCTTGAAAAATCTTCAACATTCACCGCTTAAACATAGGAGAAAAAGCATGACTGAACAAACTCAACAAACCCCCGAGACGTCCGATCAAGTAGACACGGGTGTCACCATGAACGATATCGCTTTGGCGGTTCGTATCATTGACCTTGCCGCAGAACGTGGTGCATTCAAAGGTGTCGATATGACTACCGTTGGCGCATGTCGTGATCGTCTTGCCACTTTCGTTACTACTAACGCACCTCCACCACCAGTTCCTGCTGAAGCAGATGGTGCCGTTGCTGCTGATGCAGAAGCTGCTGCTGTTGCAACTGCCTAACTATAATAGGACTATATAATGAGTGTCGTTCAAACAAATGTTGCGAAGATCCCAACGGATCCCGCTGAACGCAAAAAAGTTATGGACGCACTGATGGAAATCAGTGCCTCTATGACGAGGATGGAAGCAGAACGTGATCTGATTAAATCTATCCTCGAACGTATGGAAGACGAGTTCGAAATTCCTAAGAAACCTGGCCGCAAGTTGGCGAAGATCTACCACAAGCAGAACTTCTCCGAGGTCAAGGAAGAACAGGAAGAACTTGAAACTCTATACGAAACCATCGTGGGCTAATCCACAATTTATTATTCTATATAAGGAAACTTGAAAATGAAATCAATCGCTAAAACCACCACCGCTGTATCTAAGACCGCTAAACTAGAAACCTTCTTGAAGACAGGCGCTACTGTAACCGCCAAGCAAATTACTTCACGTTTTGGTTTGAAGAATCCGCATGAAGCGATTCGCCAATTGCGTCAAGATGGTGTATGTGTTTATAGTAACGCTACAACACTTTCTGATGGCACTAAGGCCACCAAGTACCGTATTGGTACACCATCCAAGGCGATGGTTGCCGCTGCTGCACGCCTCGCAGGCGCAGAACTGTTCGCCTAAAGACCGAACAGAGTAAACCCGACTGAGGGGTTTACACTACTAGGGGAATGTGGTATAATAGCTACATTCCCCTTTTTATATTATGATGTTGGAGTTTGTGAAATATGAGTAATGACTTTCTGTGGGTTGAGAAGTATCGTCCCCAAACAATTGAAGATTGTATCCTACCTGAGCATATCAAATCCACCTTCCAAGAGATTGTGAAGACTGGTGAGATGCACCACATGTTGTTATGTGGTACTGCTGGTCTGGGTAAGACCACGGTCGCTAAGGCACTATGTAACGAACTAGATCTAGACTACATGATCATCAACGCATCGGAGGATGGTAACATCGATACTCTGCGTGGTAAGATCAAACAGTTTGCATCTACCGTATCTTTGTCTGGTGGATATAAGGTCGTTATCCTCGATGAGGCAGATTACCTTAATGCGCAATCAACTCAACCGGCATTGCGTGGATTCATGGAGGAGTTCAGTAATAACTGTCGCTTCATCCTGACATGTAACTTCAAGAACCGTATCATCGAACCACTCCACTCTCGTTGTGCAGTTATCGAGTTCAATATCGCAAAGAAAGATACACCTAAACTACTCGCTCAGTTCATGAAGCGATTGAAGGGTATCCTAGACACCGAGACCGTGACATACGACGACAAGGTGCTTGCAGAAGTTATCATGAAGTTCGCACCTGACTGGCGTCGTGTCATTAATGAGTGTCAACGCTATGGTGCATCTGGTGCGATTGATAGTGGTATGTTGTCCTGGATGAACAAGTCCAACATCGATCCTTTGATGACCTCACTGAAGGATAAAGACTTCAAGAAGATGCGTCAATGGGTTGCAGATAACATGGACAGCGAACCAGCTGCGATCTTCCGTAAGATCTATGATGGATTGAACGACACACTCGCACCACAATCTATTCCACAAATCATCCTCATCCTTGCAGAGTATCAGTATAAGAACGCATTTGTCGCAGACCATGAACTGAACACCGTTGCATGTATGATTGAGATTATGGCAACTGCGGAGTTTAAGTAATGTTACATAGTATCGGTTCATTCTATAAGGATAATGATGAAAGTATCTTTGCAAAAACATTCTTCAACGAGAGTACTGGTTTTTATGAGGTGCATTATTTTGATGGTTCTATCAAGGAAGAACCTCCTGTCGGACTGTTCAAGTTCTACGTAGATGCTGCAAGTGCCGCCGAGGTATGGACAACATGAGTAGTAGTCCATTCGATTATGCCAATGCGATTAATCAAACCAAAGTCGACATCATGGTTGACGATATTGAGGAGAAGTCATATTCTTCTTATATGGTTAATCGTTCCCTTTCATACTTCCTTGATACAACACTACTCGCAAACGAGATGAATATCAATCATCAGTTAGACAGTAAGTTACAATTTCATTTTTTACTAAATACTATTCGTAAGGCTAAACGCTTTTCTAAATGGGCGAAAGCAGATAACCCAAAAGACCTTGAAGTGGTTAAAGAATACTATGGATACAGTAATGAGAAAGCCAAAGTAGCACTGACCCTTCTAGACAATGAACAGATTAACGAATTGAGATTGCGAGTGTACAAAGGTGGAAAACGAAAACTATGAAATAACAGGATGGACACCAGCATCTATGCTGGAAATCACCCTAAACGAACCAGATGATTTTTTGAAAGTGCGAGAGACTCTAACACGTATTGGTGTCGCTTCACATAAAGAAAATAAACTATATCAGTCCTGCCATATCTTACATAAACAGGGAAGGTACTTCATTGTACATTTCAAAGAACTGTTTCTGTTGGATTGCAAACCTTCTAACCTGATGGTTAATGACGTCCAACGTAGGAATGCTATCGCGACGTTGTTGAGTGATTGGGGCCTAGTCAACATTGTTTCCGCTGATGTCATTAAAGATAAAGCACCACTAAGACAGATTAAGGTGATATCTCATAAAGAGAAACATGAATGGGAACTCTGTCCAAAATATAATATCGGCAATACTAGAAAAAGTGCTGAACAAGTATAAATAAAAATAGTGAGAAGAGGGTAACTCACTTTAATAAACCCTCACCTATCAGGATATGCCTTCGGGGTATCCAAATTAACTTAACTCGCTTTTAAAGGAGAATAAAGCATGACTTCATTCAATAGTGCCGACCTGGCAGCTCTCATCGAACGTTCCCGCAAACTACACGTAGGCATGGAAGATCAATTTGATCGTATGTGGCGTGTACATAATGCATCTCAGGGAACACTCTCGACAAACTATCCCCCTTACAATATCCTAAAAGATGGTGATCATTATACTGTAGAAATTGCAGTAGCTGGTTTCCGTGAAGAAGATATCAGCATCGAGGTAAAGGATACTCAACTCATCGTCCAAGGTAAGATTGATATTCAACCCTCAGAAGATGGACCTCAGTTTGTACATCGTGGTATTGCCGCAAGAGAGTTTGAACGTACATTCGTTCTGTCCGATGATGTATTTGTAAACGGAGCAAACCTTGAACACGGTATGCTTAGCATTCAACTGGAACACATAATTCCAGAAGCAAAGAAACCTCGTAAGATTGAAATCAATAGTGGGGGTGCACCAAAAAAACTTAAAAAAACTTCAAAAAAAGTTGAGTTTTTAAGTGAATAAGGGTTAACCCTAAGACTAAATACATTATGAGGGGAGACGGGACTGCTCCCCAACTCAGTCCCAACACACTACACACACATAGGAGAACTAATATGTTCACACCCAACTTTTATATCGATCAGTTCCAAGCAACAAAGAAAATTGTTGCGGACCAGATCTTCAAAGACCAACCTGAGTTACAGCAAGTCGCTGTCAATTTTATTGATACGCAAACATCATTTGCTAAAATGTTAGTTGACAACAGCATCACTGTTAATAAACTCATCTGGGCTAAATTGACTGAGAGAACTACAAAATGAGTAACAAGAACCCCTTTGAAATTCGTGCAGAGATGCTCCAAATGGCTAAAGACTATATGGATCGTCAATGGGAAATGAATTACAGTTTCACCGAGAAATTGTTTGAAGAAGGTAAGAAAACCGCTGAAGAAGTTCAGAAGGCTATGACACCTTATTCATCAGAAGAACTAATGAAAAAAGCACAAGAGTTTTACTCATTCGTATCAAAGAAAGACTAAACTTTAATGTGGCCTGTTTCAGACGAAGAGTGGGAAGCTTGGTTTAATCAACCAAGTGACTAACCCACACCTATTCCCGTCCAGACAAAATCTAGGCGGGATTTTTAATGACTATCTTACGAGGATAACCAAAATGCTAACTACTATCAAACAATTGTTTACAAAACTATTTAAAAAGAAAAACGACCTTGAACAATTCATTCTAAGCAAGCACCCACAGAGTGCAGCTGACATTGAACATTGGGCACGGATATATTCCCAGAAAAACGGCGGATGGGTGATATGATCGCCTTCATTATAAGACTATATCATTTCCTTAGGCAAGACCCTATTGATAATGAATTACTACGATATGCAAAAACAGAATATCCAAAAGATTGGCAACATGCATATCATATGATGATCAACGGAAAAAACCCCACACACAGGAGTATAACACATGTTCAACGCTATTATTAAATTTTTTGAAGCAATTGGTCGCAGTCGTGCCGCAGCTGAATTCACTCGTCTTGGACGACATGATTTGGCTAGAAATATTATGATACGTAACTAATAGTTTACATAAATAAGAAAGTATGGTATAATGGTAACATCTAATATGAAAATACTTTCTTTTGATACCCTTCATCGAGGGGACTGGCTGGTGCGGGTATCTGTTCTCGGAATGGAGAACATACTCGTATGCCTACATAACGAACAAACATTTGAAACGATCATAAGATCGTACACAGATGAATTAGATGCTAATCTGTATATTGAATATACAATACATAAACATTTACTAAAGGATGAATTTGATGAGTGATATAAAATTAGTGAGGTTACATAGTGGTGAAGAAATCCTATGTACCGTTACATCTATGACCCGTGATAATATTATTATTGAAGACGTTACAGTTATCATACCAACTCAAGATCGCAACATCGGACTAGCTCCATGGATGCCCTATGCCGAAACAAACGGCATGTCAATTAAACTCGACTACATTGCGTTCATGATCGAACCAGTCGAGCAGCTCGCAGAACAATATCGTTCTATCCACTCCAAGATTATTACCCCTTCAACCTCTATCGTAACATAATACTTGCATATTAACATCACATATGTTATAATGTAATTTACTTGTTATGGAGAGTTTGCTTTGGAATTTTTTACAAATGTTGCCCGTTATGGCAACTCTATTTTGTATCGTGGGTATATGGATGGTAAACGCATCCACAAGAAAGTCCCCTTTCAACCGACGTTGTACGTCCCGGACAAAAAAGGTACGTGGACAACTCTAGACAAGCAAAGCGTATCCCCGATGCAATTCGAGGATATGAAAGCTGCAAAAGAGTTCATCAGTAACTACGGTGAAGTAGAGAACTTTAAGATCTACGGCAACACCAACTACATCTCACAATTCATTCACGACTTCTTCCCTGGACGGGAGATCCCATTCGATTCTAATAAAATCAATGTCTGCAATATCGACATTGAGGTTGAGTCTGATGATGGATTTCCTGAACCAGATGAAGCGAAACACCCAGTCACCGCTATCGCATTGAAGAACAGTGTTCTAAACACTTACTTCGTATGGGGTACTGGTGAATGGAGTCTTGAGAAGTCTGAGATGAAAGACCAGTTGAATGGTTGCGAGGTTAAGTATACCAAGTGTGTCGATGAGATGCAATTGCTCAAATCTTTTCTTGCATACTGGACACAGCCTAACCTGACACCAGACGTTGTCACTGGTTGGAACGTTCGTATGTTTGATATCCCGTACTTGGTCAACCGTATCAACATCATGTTGGGCGAAGACAATGCAAAGAAGATGTCTCCCTGGAAGATGGTGCAACATCGGGAGATTACTCTAAAAGGTAAGCGACTCAATGCGTACGATCTGGTAGGTATCCAACAGTTGGACTATCTGGACTTGTTCTTGAAGTTCGGTGTCCAGACCTATGGTAAACAAGAATCTAACCGTCTTGATCATATCGCTAAGGTTATCTGCGGCGAACGTAAACTACAGTTTGAAGGTAATCTATTCACGTTGTATAAGACAGATCATCAGAAGTTTATCGACTATAACATCCGAGATGTGTGGTTGGTTGACGGTATTGATGTTAAGACTGGTCTGATGAATCTTGCGTTCACTCTGGCATATAAGGGTGGTGTCAATTACGTTGATACACTCGGTACTACTGCAATCTGGGATACTATTATCTACCGTCGACTTGCAGAGTCTAAGATCGCTATCCCTCCGAACAAAGATACACCTAAGTCTGAATATCCTGGCGCATACGTCAAGGAACCTATTCCTGGCAAGTATGACTGGGTCGTTTCGTTTGACTTGAACTCATTGTACCCTTCTATCATTATCCAGTTGAACATGGGTCCTGATACGATTATCAATGGTGTGACTCCTGGAGTTGATGTAGATCGTTGTCTGGATGATACCAATACTCCAAATACAATTCCCAACTCTGCGATGAGTGCCGCTGGTATTCACTTTGATACATCATTCCAAGGTGCGTTACCCAACATCATTGATGCTTTCTACAAAGAACGTGTCACGATCAAGAAACAGATGTTGACGAACAAACAGGCTAAGGTTAATCTAGACCCATCCGATAAGATTGCGAAGTTCCGACTGGAGCGCGAAATCTCTCAAGGTGATAGTCAACAGATGGCGATTAAGATTCTACTCAACTCACTTTATGGTGCAATGGGTAACCAATGGTTCCGATACTACGACAACCGTATTGCAGAGTCTATCACGTTATCTGGTCAGTTAACCATCCGTTGGGCAGAACGTGCGGTCAATGGGTTCATGAACAAAGCGATGGGAACCAAAGACGATGACTATGTTATCGCAATGGATACCGACTCATTGTATTTGAACTTCGGCCCGTTCGTTAAGAAGTTCCTTGGAGATAACCCCGATACTCAAAAGGCAGTGAGATTCCTGGACAAGGTATGCGAAGATAGGTTCACTTCCATCCTTGATGGTGCGTATGCAGACCTCTACACCAAGATGGGTGGATACGAGAACCGCATGGTCATGAAACGTGAAGGTATCTCAGATAAGGGTATCTGGGTTGCAAAGAAACGATACATCTTGAATGTGTGGAACAATGAGGGTGTCCAGTACAAAGAAGCACAGACTAAGGTTATGGGTATCGAGGCGGTTAAGTCTTCCACTCCTGCGGTCTGTCGCGATAAGTTCATGGAAGTGTTCAAGTTGTTGATCGATGGTGAAGAAGGTGATGTACGTAGGTTCGTCAATGGGTTCCGCGAAGAGTTCCGTTCACTGTCTCCGGAAGATATATCATTCCCTCGTGGTGTCAGTGACATTATCTCATGGGCGGATCGTAAGACAATCTACAAGAAGTCTACTCCAATTCATGTACGTGGTTCTTTGCTATATAATCACTACGTCAAGGAAAATGGTCTGCAGAAGAAGTATGAGTTGATCAAGAATGGTGAAAAGATCAAGTTTTGCTATATGCGCTTGCCAAATCCGATAAAAGAGAATATAATGTCTTATTCGGATAAGTTTCCTGAGGAGTTGGGTCTGCTTAAATACATTGATTATGATAAGCAGTTTGACAAATCTTTCGTTGATCCATTGAACCTTATCTTGGATGCGATTGGTTGGTCTTTAGAAGATAAGAATACACTTGAAGAATTTTTTGGATGATTAATTTAAATAAAGAAGATGCGATATATGCTGGTGACAAGTTCATCAACTATATGAGCAAGTTTACCAAGATCGAAGAATACTTTCGTATGAAGAAGATCGAGCGTATTAACTCAATGCCTGCGACCCTGGATGGTTATGGTTTTGAGGAAGATATGTTCAGTGACTTCACCATGCATCCAAAAGATATGGACTTTGAGGTGGTAGTATTACCCTCCGCTCAGTTTGATACTATGCTAGAAATGACTGCATCGTTTACATATGAGAACAGCCCTGGCAAAGAATTGAAGTTGGGTATCCGTGAAAAGAACACCAAGAAGTATGTGGGATTCATTAAACTTGCATCGCCGTTGATTAACTCCAAGCCACGTAACGACTGGTTGGGAGGTGTACCTGATCTGACTATCTTCAACCGCCATGCCATGATGGGTTATATCATCGTTCCGGCACAACCGTTTGGATTTAACTATCTTGGTGGTAAGTTGTTGGCATTGATATGTTGTTCTCATGAAGTGCGCGAGATGATCAATAAGAAGTATCCTGAAATGGATACATGCGTATTTGAAACTACTTCTTTGTATGGTAGTATCAAAGGCACAAGTCAGTATGATGGTCTGAAACCATTTCTAAGACATACTGGCGATACCGAGAGTAAGTTCATGTTGACATTGTCGGATGAGTTCTATGATGAGATGAACGATTGGTTTAGGGTTCGTCACAATGATCAACCGCTGTTACCTAGTGGGACATCTTCACGTAAACTCAAGATTCAGACCATGATGGTCGGCGACATCAAACGTGCATTGAAGACTCAAGATACAGATAAGTATCAACAGTTCGTGGATGCTGTCAAGTCTAGTACTGATATCACAACACAGAAACGTTTCTACATGTCTGCGTATGGTTACGAGAATAGTCGTGAAGTTTTGTTGGGTAAAGCTGACAAGTTGATTCCCAACAAAGAAAACTACGATAAACATTACATGAGTAATATTACCGAGTGGTGGAAACGTAAGGCATCTAGTCGCTACGATACATTACAAACCGAAGGTCGTATCCGGTCAGAACAAGAGATCTGGAACGCCGAGTCTATGGATAAGATTGATATTATACGATGATGCGCATAACTCCCGATGAATTAATGGTAATTATTCAGAAGTGCTTAACTCCTGATCTATTGAAAAAAGAATATCGTGCAGAGAATGCATCTAATCCTATGTTCGGACACTGCTATGTTGCGTCAGAAGTGTTATACCATAAGATTAAACCTTATGGAGACTATTCAGCTGCATGTGGACGAGATCCAAATGGAATTGTTCATTGGTGGATAGTCGACAATCTTACTGGAGAGCGTTACGACACCACTGCTGATCAATACCTAAGTAAAGGACTAACCCCTCCATATGACGTAGGTCGTAAAACAGGGTTCCTGACCAAATTGCCATCAAAGCGGGCACAGATCGTGCTTGCAAGAATGGCGAATTTGTGATATAATAATACATTACACATTGGAGTATATAATGACAAAACAAGTTGACTTGAAACAGTATGAAAAGTTCGTAGAGGGCGTTACCTCAAAAGAGAGTAACGTCTATGACCATATGCGTCGGCGCATGGATGAACTATCCAATGATAACCTTGGATATAACTTCGCACTCTTGATGACTGCTGCAATTGGTATGTCTGCGGAGTGTGGTGAGTTTAATGAGATTCCTAAGAAGATCATCTTTCAGGGTAAAGAATTTAATGAAGATAATGTGTTTCACATGAAACGGGAACTTGGCGATATCATGTGGTATTGGGTGAACGCATGTCGTTCATTGAACCTTGATCCCAATGATGTTATCGCAGAGAACGTTCGTAAACTGGAATCACGTTATCCTGGCGGTTCCTTTGACGTATACCAATCTGAGAACCGCAAGTCTGGTGATCTGTAATGGATGCGTATGACCTTTCACACAAACTACTTGATGCCTGGCGTGAAACTATGATAGCATCACAAGACCCAGGATCGATAAATAAAAAGTATCCAGAAATCCTTACTTGTGGTATAATGGATGATAATGGTAAACGCAAGGTGATCGGTTGCCACATTGATGGAACCGACATCGTTTTAGATTTGGAAAGTAAAAATGGTTAAAGTAGTAGTCGCTCCCAAAAAGTTTGATGCTGAACATGTGATCGGTCAGTTCATTGATGAATCACATTACGACGAGGTTATCGATGAAGACTGTGATTTCTATGCTCCAGCACCATACGGCGAAGATCCACATGATGAAAGTCGCCTGATCTTCAAGTTTCGTAAGAACGCATTCACCGAGAAAGAATATGTTGAAGCATATCTTGGTCTGGTAGATGCTGCACAACCACAGACCAATCGTGGTCTTGCAGCAGGTCCTCGTGGTGAAACCACTGGTGCTCGTGACTTCGTCAAGGCAGTGGAGTTCGATATCCTACGTCACTTTATGACCGATCGCACTTCCATGGTATACGAAGATGATACCGACGCACAATACATTGAACGTATTCGTGCCAAACACGCATCAGGTCAAGCGAAAGAAGAGACTCGTGGCGTTGTATGGCGTCGTGGTGCAGTTGAAGAGGCTGGTCTGGAATATGGTCAATGGTTTGATCAATGGGTAGATCAGATGTGTGCTCTACCTAAAGAAGTTCAATTAGAACGTGCAAAGGACATTTATGACAAATTTATTTCGGACACTTCTTATGCTGCCGCAGTCAACTCTGGAGTTGCTGGGTTTTATGATCGCTATCCTCGCTTTCCGTATGGTCGAGTAACATCTTACTCTGCGGCCAATCCCAAATGGTCAATGGCGTTTCCTTATCTGAAGCGATTGAACGAATACTTCCGCGACTTGGTTCCTGGAAAGTATGCTGCACAGAAACGTGCCGCAGACAAGTTAGATCCTCGCTTTCTGGTCCCCGATAGTGTATTCACCACTATCACCGTGAACAAGAACTTCCGTACTGCGGCTCACCGTGACGCTGGTGACTTGTCTGAGGGGTTCTCAAACCTTGCTGCGCTGACCGGACCTGATGGTAAAGGTTGGACTGGTGCATACTTGACATTTCCAGAGTTCCGTGTTGCAGTTAATGTGCGCCCAGGAGACTTGCTCTTGGTAAACAATCACGAAGGTATCCATGGCAACTCTGCGATCACTTCACCTATTGAAGAGTCCGATCGTTGTACACTGGTATGCTACTTCCGTGAGAACATGATGGAGCTGGGTTCATGGGAATATGAACATATCCGCAAAGACTTTGTTGAGTCTCGTAGAATGAACAAAGAACATGCAGACTGGCGTGCTGGTTGGAATGGCGTGTCTCCTGGAATGTGGACATCACGCGAATGGTATGATTTCTGTGCTGAGAAGGGTGGTGTAGAAATGTTGAATAAGTATCATTCAGAGGCAAATACAGTTGCATCATCACTTGAGGACTTTTTCTAATGGCTACTTCTAGTTTTAAAAATAGTAAACTGTATCATAAATTGAACAAGTGGGATATTAATGTAACTGATATTAATTCTAGAGAAGACAAATATCAAGATGCTGTTCTTGCTAGGTTAGAAAAGGAAAAAGAAGAAGAGCTGATGAAGAAGAAATCTAAACGTAATCTGAAGAAAAAGAAATGATCATTGTTATCCCCACTCACATGCGTGAGGAAAATCAGAAGTGTTACAACAACATGCCGCAGTTCGTTAAGAACATGACTGTCCTTGCAGCTCGTTCTGACCGAGTCGCAGAATTGACTAAACATAATCCATCAGCATGTATTATTGATCTGGGTGAAACTGATGGTATTGCAGATGTGCGGCAACGTGTTGTAGATTATGCCAAGGACGAAAAGGTTCTTATCGTAGACGACAGTTGTGTATTCATGCAACGTGATTCTGACCTGAAATTATCTGAAATCACAGAAGATGGTTGGAAAGATATGCTCAACATGGTTGAGACAATGTTAGATGAGTATCCTTGGGTCGGTATCAGTGACCGAGGTGGGAACAATCGAGTTCCAGAGGACTTTAAAGAAGTCGCTCGCTCTTACTCTTGTTATGGTATTAATCCCGTCACTATGCGTGAACATGGTGTTCGCTTTGACGGAATGTATCAAAAGAATAAAGAAATTAAGTTGTATGAGGATTTCTACGCAACCCTCGCACTACTTACAAAGGGAGTAAAGAATGCCGTTATTTTCAAATATGCTTTTAATCATCCTCACGGTAAGCCTGGCGGCAACTCAGTGTTTCGAACTACTGACCTCCAACGAAAATGCCTTGAAGCACTCGCGTCAGAGTTTCCGGGCTATGTTAAACTGGTAAAGAAAGAGGATCCTTCGTGGGTTACTGGTGAAGGTGAGAACTTCCGATGGGAAGCGATCATATCATGGTCTGAAGCATATAAGAGTGGTGGCAATTCGCTGGAGGACTTCTTCTAATAAATAGCTGCAACTAATAGGAGATATAGTAATGGCAGCACAGCAAGGTTTCGTCTACGAAGAAAATACAACCAAGTTTTTGAAGAAGTTTGGTTTGTCAGATGGTATTACCGCAGGCGCATCGCATACCCGCCCCGACTTGATGTTGACTGTTCGTGGTAAACAAGCTGGATGTGAATTAAAAATATCTCCGACTGCTGGAGGGAGTTTAGTCATTAAGGCATATGCCAACTCTAAACCTCACTGGAGATTCGGTGATATCGATCATGATGAAACTGAAAAGAAATTCCTTGCAGACCTTGCGAAGCATTCTGGTGTACTAGACGAGATCAATAAGAAGTGGAGTATACCAATCTATAACATTGCCGATAGAAGTTCTGTCTGGGAAAAAGAGATGTTGAAGATACCTCTCCGTGAAAGATATGACTTCGACTTGAAGACATGTCCGGACATTAAGTTAGTTCTTCCTGCTAACTCTATGACCAAATACTACAACCTGAAGGATACCTACTATATCAACGTCGGTACTCATGGATTCTACCTATTGGGCAACAAAGATCCGCTTGGATTGAATGCTGCGATGAAATCTCAGGGTAAGAAACCTATTCCTAAGTTTGAAGATGTATGTAAGATAACTGCAAGGGTTAGATGTCAGTCAAAGGGTGTGACCAAGGCCGACGCTCAGGAGAAGTCTAATAAGCGTATTGGCGCTCAAGGATATCAGTTTACATTTACTATCGAGTTTTCGTTACCAAAAAATACTACTCCGTATAATATCGCTCCCATTAGTGGGGCTACAGTAAGTATCATTCCAAATAAAGCGGACTACAGCTGCTTACAATAACGCTTTACATTATGATGTAGCTGTGGTATAATAACTATATTATGTACTCAGTGACCATCTTCAAATCCCTTTTCGACAACAAAACTGACAAGCGTGTAGACCTGAAAGACTGGTCTGCGTTTGAGAAGATGTTGTACGACTTGTCTAAGATGCCAGGATATAAGGCAAAACGTGGAGAGAACAAAAAGTCTTCTCCTCTAATGTCTCCTGCGACATATCACCCAGATACCACTCGTGCCAATAAGAATGTGATTGAATGGGCAGGATGGGCTGCTGTTGATGTGGATGACCACAAATTTGAAGGAAATTTAGAAGATGAACTCCGTGACCGTTTTGGCAATTGGTATTATGTTTGTTACAGTACTGCTAGTAGTACATTGGATACGCCGAAGTTCCGACTTGTGTTCCCTCTTACAAGACCAGTTACGTCTGGCGACATTCGTCACTTCTGGTATGCACTCAACACAGAGTTGGAATCAATCGGAGACAAACAGACTAAAGACTTGTCTAGGATGTATTTTGTTCCTGCGACTTATCCTAATGCTCACAACTTTATTTTCACTAATATCGGTGAGTATATTGATCCTAAACTATTAATGAGCAAACACGAGTATACCGAAAAAGCAATAATCGGTAACTCGTTCTTTGATA